GGATTCCTTCTTGTAAAGCAGATAAATACTTCTCGCTAACAACTGCTTTCTTGTATCTCCATTAGCGAAAACAGGTGCATGATACATCTTTCCACAGGCCTTTTAAATCCGGAAAAACCAGACGTGCCGCTTAACAAAAACGATGCGTTTCAAAAAGTACAAAAACGACGCGTACAAGAAAAACGGTGAGCGCGGTCCTATTCTACACGACCAAAGCCCACCGTTTTTCTTTCACTTGAACCCTCTTAAAACGACCTTAAAATATCATTTAAAAGCCATTGCAGATTCAAAATAATTCACTATCTTTATGCAGTGTTAAGTTGCTATACCTAACACTTTATCCGGCTTCGTGTATAGCATCATGTCTGTATATTTAGCTTGGTAGTTTACGCTTGCACTAAACTCCACTTTCCTGCATTCCTTGAACAGGCTGCCAACAAATGGGTTTCGGTCCATCCAGTCGCACAGTTCTAAAATGGAGGCCTTGTTTGAAGTGAAGTATACGAACGAATGCCCTTTCAGAACGGTTAGCACATCCAGATAGTCAGCCAGACGCCAGGACATCCTGTAAGTTCCCACTTCAGTGGAAAGGTATGGCGGATCAACCAGGAATACCACGCCCGGAATATCCTTGTAACATTTAAACACTTCCTTGTAATCTTTGCAGGTAACCATAACCCCTTTCAGGTAATCTTCCGCTTCGGAATAATCAGCTCGCCGAATTCTATTGTAAATGGCTTCTTTCTTCATTTCTTCCAAACTGACCACATACTTCATGGCGAACAACAAGGAGGCTGAAATCGTGATATAATCCACGTAGCCGTGCTCTTTTTCCTCCCTCTCAATACGGGCTAACATTTTATCGCGAACCTCCCCGGTTATACGTTTATTTTTGGGTTCCCCTTCAGCTATCCGGCGCAAATCGGATAACAGCATATTGGTGGCTGGGATATTCGCAAGCCGGCGGCGGTAGTTATCGAAGTCGTTATACACAACGGTAGTATCAGGCCTGACATATTTGGTAATATGTGACAGCAGACCTGAACCGCCAAACAGGTCCACAAACATGGTGCTGTCCGGGAACTGTCCCAGTACCTTGATAAATTCCTTTGCAAACATGCGTTTCTGCCCCATGAAAGGAAGCGGGGCGGATAAATACATCTTTCTCATTTCATTCTGCCTTAAAACGGCCGCAAAGTTCTCCAAAATAAACGAAAAACAGTGGAAAACATAAACGGTTCCCGCTGCAAGACACATACAGCAAACTACACGTTCAGCCCGAAACGGACCGTCTCGTCACCGGCAAGCAGTGCACGGGTACCCGGTATATTGTTCTCGTAAATATGTACATTTCCTAAAAAGAGGGTGATCGACTTCAGGGGAAGTTCTATCTGCCGCGCCATCAGGTACAGGTGATAAATATCGGAAGGCAGCCCGAGGTTCGCGTCGCTGCTGCGCTGGTAGGCAGACAGAACCAGTTCCCCGTCATCCAGTTGGAATTGTACCAGACTCAAGCAGGGTGCCTGATTACTTTCGGCACCAGTCTCACCCAGGAAAAGCACATAGTTCTTGCTGTTGCGCTTCTCCCGGTTGATTTTCGCTATCAATGGCGGCAACTTCTCGAAATAAGTAGGATAACTATTCACCAGGATGGAACCGCAATAATCCCACCAATTGATGCCGGCCTCCCGGTACTTCTCCACATTACGTTCCCCCTGCATGAACAGCTGGAGCTCGCTACGGAGTTTCTTACGGGCGATATTATGCCCCTCGAATATGTCAAGCAAGTCCGCCGGTGCCAGCGACAACTGCTCATTCAGAAGGTATTGTATGTTTCCCTTCTTGTTGGTCTGTGTCTTTCCCGCGACAAGAATCTTGTCCAGGATACGGTAATACTTATTCATAGCCATTTCCTCCTTCTAATATTGAAACACCCTAAAGATAGGGGAAAACGGTGCCCCAAACGGCAGAAGACAGCCTTTTCACACTGCAAGCGTCTTGCAGTCGCTCTGAAACCGTTTCACCAGGGCGTAAATCTTACGCTCGCTCACCGAATACTTCTCGGACAGTACAGCTACGGCATACGAGACTTTCTCACCATGATCCAGCAGGCGGGTATAATCCGCATACAGGTCGATATACCGGGCATCTTCCAGACGGATGCCGACCGCCTGGAGCCTTTTCAGTAGCTCCCGGTTAAAGTTTAATATCTCAATTACTTTCATACAACAAAAAAATTATATCTTTGCAGTGCCAATCATTTATTAAAATACAAAAAGCGAACCTACGACAAAGGGTCTATGCCCCCGGTCGTGCGGGTTCGCTCGTATTGTTAATAAATGATTGGCGTCTATATTAACCAGGCCGGGGGCTTTTTAACTTTCCCAGACCTTTTAATGCAACTGTTTATTTAATTATTTCTATATCTACAAAAGTACAATATTTTATTCCTAATGTTATACCTTTCAAAAATAAAAGTAGAATATTAGTAGCTTCCATACATTCTACCCACATTCTACCGGGCGTCTAAAATCAGGTGTTTTTTTCTTCCTTTTTACAGCCTTCAAATCCCGAATAATCGTATTAGAAAGAACCTCTGAATACACCTCCGTAGTTCTGACGGAAGTATGACCTAACAGCTTCTGGACGGTGGTTATCGGAACACCTTGGTGAACAAGCAGGGTCGCACAAGTATGACGGGCTGTATGATAGGTTATGTGCTTCCTTATCCTGGCAAGGGCAGCTAATTGGGCAAGATACTTATTGGCCTCTGAATTGGGTCCGATTTTAGCAAAATCAGTTACTATATCGTAACGTTCCAATACAGCCAATGCCTTACCCTCAAACAAAAGATGTAGCGGAAGCCGAAGTTCTACTCCTGTCTTAATGGATGTGAAGTGTAACCAACGCTTACCGTTTACCTTGATAAAGTTGGCCGGAGATAGCTGGCAAAAGTCTGAGAAGCGCAGTCCGGTATAGCAGCAGAACAAGAAGGCATCGAGTACATGGCGGAGCTTCTTGTCCACATCAAGGTTCTCCAGTCTCTTCAACTCATCCGGGGTTAGGAATTCTTTCCGCCCCTTCGCTTGCTTTATCTTGTACTTCCGGAAGGGGTAGGCATCGGAAGGAATATACCCCTGATTAATGGCCTCATTCACTAATGTACGAAGCTGCCTCATGTGTTTGGCAACTGTATTGACACTATTTCCTTTCTCTTTCAAATGCACTTCAAAATCCCTTAAAAAAGTATAGGTAATGTCTTTGAAATCCAATCCGGGACGGAACTCCTGAAGCACGGTTATCGTTGTCAGAAGATTTTCCTTGGTACTTCTTTTACGGTCGGATTCCTGAATATAGGTTCTGGCAAATACGGGGAAAGTGACATTGACCGGCTTGTCTTTCTTTATCGCATCTTTAAGTAGTGATAGCGTTACAGGAATGCCGCGCTTCCATAAGGATAACTCAATCGCTTGCAGGTGTAGGACAAACTCAAACAGCATCGAATTGAGGTCATGAGCCTGTGGGTGATTATCAACCTGGGCATTGCGACTGTTCCAATGTTCCGGCTTGAGATATAAATTTGTACGGAAATAAACTTTCCTCTGATTGAGCAAGGCTTCTACTTGCACAAGAGCCGTTCCCTGTTTGTTTAGCTGTTTCTTTCTGTTGTAAACTAAGCGGTATTTGATTTTATCCATTTTTAAGCCAAATGTACTTTTTTGGTCGAGAAGCTGCAAACCGATGTGGGAGAACTGATTGGTATCGCTACTTCTCAGAAAAACGGATTGCAGAAGTATAATTTGATACCTAATTTCTCAAATAGTGGCGGAATATGGTGCATTGGAACACTGCCCAATAATAACTTCTTATGCACTTTCCTCATTTCTGTGAATCATACATCTTTCAAACAAAGTGGTGTTTCTTTACTACAGATAATAGGAACCGGTGACGAGAATTTTAAGGCAAACTACAAATCCTTAATAAAAGGGACCCAGGAAGCCAAATTTTACGCCAAATATAACGAGAAAGGCATTAATGTGTATGTTGATGCACCTGCGAATATAACTGTGTCTATATTGAGCTATAGCCACATGGCAAAAGACTTTTATTTCAACCTGGAAAAGCAGGAGTCTCTTCCTGAAGGCTGTACACAAGCGGTAGATGTTGATACTTTATGAAAAAGCCCCTTCATGGGGCTTCTGTAATTTCAATAAAGGTTTCATCTATAATATCTGGAGTTCCAACCAATTGAGCACCGTAAGGCGATAAAATATACGCATGATTAGGTAACTCGTTATTGAATGTAAATGATACGAATAGGTCACGTCCTTTTATGTA